GATGAATACCGGAAAAACTGCATGGAGCTGTGCGTAAATGCTTCCAATGCATCGGTGGGATGGATTCATTACTGGGAGGATGGAGATGAGACATTCCAGTGGGCGGTAGTCGACAGCAAGCAGATTATTCCGATTGAATCACACGATTTGAAAAAGAAACTGCTCGGTGTTCTTCGTGTGTATGATGAAATCGACGAGGAAACAGGAGATACCTATACAATTTATGAATACTGGGATAAGGAAAGTTGTTGGACGTTCCGGCGGAAGTGTGGCGACACTTTAGAAGATGGGCTGTTCTACTACAACACTTTCATGGTGCCGGATACCGGAGATTTTGTCGCAGAATATCGGCATGAATTCGGAGAGGTGCCTTTTATTCCATTCCCGAATAACAACACGAATACAAACGATCTGAAAAATATAAAACCGCTGATAGACGTTTACGACAAGGTCTACAGCGGTTTTATTAATGATTTGGATGATATACAGGAATTGATATTTGTACTGTCTGGGTATGGCGGAACTGATCTCGACACGTTTTTATCAGACTTGAAAAAATACAAAACTATCAAGGTTGATGGAGATGATGGAAGTAATCCGGGAGTGAGCACGCTCAACATTGAAATACCGATTGAAGCACGTAACAGCGTGTTGGAAGCCACCAGAAAGGCTATTTTTGAACAAGGGCAGGGATTTGATCCACAGCCGGAGAATTTTGGGAATCAGAGTGGAGAAGCTCTTAAATTCATGTATTCATTGCTGGAGATGAAAGCCGGGTTGACGGAAACGGAGTTTCAGCTTGGGTTTGCACGTCTGGTAAGAGCGATATGCCGTCATGAGGGGATTGATTGTAAGAAAATCATTCAGACATGGTCCCGCACCTGTGTAAAGAATGACACGGAGCAGGCGCAGATTTGCAAGGATTCGGTTGGAATTGTAAGTAAAAAGACAATCCTCAAAGCACACCCGCTTGTCGAATCGGTCGAGGATGAATTAAGACAACTAGAGATAGAGGAAAAAGAGGCGATGGAAAAAGCTGAAATGTATGCAGGGGCTTTTTCAAGTGAAAAAGAAGTGAGTGATGATATCACAAATAAAGAAGATGAGAAATAATAAAACCTTGACTTTTGGCAGACATAAGTGCAATATATAATTATGGCAGACAAAAGAGAGGTGATTATGTGCCTGAAAAGAAAATTGGTCGTCCAACAAACAATCCCAAAAATGAACGGATAACCGTTAGATTGGATGTAGAATCTTCGGAGATATTGGACTGTTACTGTAAGCAGGAAATATTGGACAGGGCAGAAGCGATACGTCGTGGAATAAAAAAATTAAAGGACGATATTAAAAAATAGAACGTTGCCACCCTCGCAAAGTGAATCAACGTTCTACGGTAGAAGTTTCCTTCTATGAAATATTTTATCATGGATAGGGACTTCTTTCAACAATTAAAAATTTGAAAGGAG